CGCTTGCCGTAGCCTATATGCAACTCGTTTAACTTGACTATTACCCCGCCTATAACCTCGCCGCGCTCTACCAAAGGCAGGCAGTCCCAGTCTTTCAGCCCTGCCGCGTAATCCTCATAACTGACGTTTACTCTATGCTTTATAGAATCATAGACCATCTTTAACGCCAAATCACGCATAAATATGTCTACTGAGTCAGATCATAGAAGGATAAAGACCCTACTCCACTTCCCTTAGTCGCACCGTCTACCGTGCGAACTGCCAACGTATAAACATCACTCGTGCCAGAGATAGACGCGCCAAGCTGTAAGTCCCAGTTGTAGCCCGTAGGAGCAGCGGTGTCTTGAGTTCCCCCGCTACCGGTTGAGGTTACATAGTCTGTTTGCACGATGCTCCCAACATTAGTAATTGCCGTTGCGGCAACGTCAAACTCTACATTACTGTCTGTCGGCACTGTCGCGCCCCACGTAGCGCCCGTCAATGTCGGGTTCTTTAAAAGAGCTATCTCATAGTTCTGATTGGTCAAGGGCAAGAACTGCACCCTGTTAGGCAGTATCACCGCACCTGTGCGCCCCGATGCCATACGGATAGACACGATGGGATAGAACGTCGCTGCCGTATCGATGTTGGTAAAGACTGTGGTGCGCCGCGCCACGTGGTCTATGGATATCTGTTCAAACCCGCCCTCAGACACCACCGAGCAGCAGATAGCCTTCATAGACGCTGCCAGCGCAACGGATGTACTTATCTCGTACCGCACCGGCAGGGTGGCTGTGGTCATGTAAACGGAGGTGATGTCGTTAGCATTCTGGAACGTATGGCAGACGATGTACTCACCGTCAATAATGAAGCCGCAGCGCACCGAGCCCACGCCCAACCACTCAAAGTCCATCCACAGAATCTGCGCCTTGGACGGGTCTAGTGTGTAACCACTCGCTCCCGTGCCGTCTAACTTGTCGCCGTTCCAGCTTGACTGATTAACTGTGCGGATGTCGCTGGGTGTGCCGGGTGTAGGGGTAGAGCTTGAGCGTAGGACGAATGAATATACGCCGTCTACACGCTGGAAGAACACACCGTTATTGTCATTATAGTAACCAACGCGCTGAGTCAGGTTGACGTTCTGGCTGCTGTCCATGACAAAAGTCGCCAAGACAAGCAAGCCTTTACCGGGCTGGTACGGGAACGATCTATAAGACTGGCGCTTGACAGAACCCACACCCCCGGCAGTTACCTCCATTTTGACCGCAGCCTCGTTGGATAAGAAGGTTGTTGTGCCTGTGCCGGTTGTAGCTACATCAAACTGATTATCCGCCGCGTATCTATTCTGGCTATCAAACAATGTGTAAGGCTGGCTGACACGCAAACGCCCAAAGGCATCTGTATTAGTGCCTCCTATTGATACCGGAAGTGTCGATGTATTAGCCATAAGCTGTGCAATAAAGTTATCTAGCTGCGAGAAGTACAGGCGCAGGACGTTGTTTAGCTGGTCTTGATACTGACGGCTGTAGTCCGTTGGCGCAACAGGCAGCGCGGGGGCTTTCGTCCTCGATAGGGTAATAACCTCTGTTGTAACAATCTGTGTGCTCATCTGCGACCATCAGGACGAACATCGATACGCGGCGTACCTAGCTGCCACTGACAGCCTAGCTGGTTAGAACTGACTTTGAACGCCATCTGACGACCACGAAGCCTTGTGTACACAATCTGAGTAAACTCCTGCACCGTGTAGTTGCGCTGGCTGTTGTAAGACTGAGCAGAAGTCACCAGAGGAGTATCAGCCGTGCCGTAAGGCGCACCGGGGTTGTAGCGCGGGCGTACCGTAAATGTCACTTGCGGTTTGTTAGGCGTAGCTGTGCTTGATCCGTCGAACGTAATGTCAGGGATCATCCTCCACACAAAGCCGTAGTTGTGACCATCACCTATGTCAAAGTCAGACGACTGAATGTACGAGTTGATCGGGTTAATTACGCCGTTAACTTCAATGTCATCGTTGCCGTTCTCATGGTAGACAATCGTATGACCGTACGTAGCTGCCATCGGATACTCACGCAGCGGACTGTCTAGCCAAGCTGTTCTAGCCATAGTGCCGTAGTACCAGACTTGGTCAAGGTAGTTATATATGACGTACCGGTCGATGGTCGTGGAGTTAGCTGAGCAGTAGAACCACCATATCTCGCTGTAACCCTCGTTAGTGCCAGCAACAATCTGGGCAGACTGGTTGAGGTTAATATCCCCAAACACAAACTGACGCAGTGAGCAGGGCAGTGTTTCTACACGACCAGTGTAAGCATAGAACTTATCTACCCCCATCCAGTAGGTGACGTTATTCACCGTAGCTACGGCGTTAGGCCCCATGATGGAGATGTTGTCGGACAGAATATTAAAGCCCCAGACGTAGGGCGGTCCCAGATACTGCATGGAGAACACCGCTGCATCCGTAAAGACGAGAATCTCCTGACGAGTCTGCTGGGCAGTAACGATAGAAGAGCCAGACGAGAGCCTGAAGCTGCCAGCCTGATTAGTGGCTGCGGGCGACCATACCTGATAGTTCTCCTGATCCGACCAGCGGATCAACATTGGGTCTTGGGAAGTGCTGCCGTAGTCGTTGCACCCGAACGCAATCACAAAACGCGACGAGTCGGACACCATCACGTAGTTAACCGTGGTCGGGCAGTCTGCATCTGTCTGGTACACGCCAGAGCCGCTGGGGGACAAGAGTTGTGCGGGGGTCGTGAACTGGATGTTGCCCGACGTAGAGTAAGCAGGCACCCACATGTAGAGTGCGCCGCCGCGTGGGTTAATAATTAAATAGTCACCGAAGTTAGCCTCAGACCACAGACGCAACTGCTGCGGCAAGCCCGTAGCAGAAGACTGCCCCCACCCTGTGTACGTCGCCGCGTTGTATGTCAGCGCGCCAATTAAGTGGTTAGCCGCTGAAGTGCCGTTAGCTCCACGAACCGCGCCAGTGAACGACGTAGGAGTAATGCCAGAATAAGTAATAAGCTCCGAGCCTATCAGTATTACGCCGGTGCTAGGAAACCCAGAAGTCGATGTAACGGGGATCGTAGTAACGATGTTGTTGATGCCTGATGTCAAAGTAGTTTGAGCCACGTTGAACACGACACCGCCCCACAGACCTGTACCCCAACCGGCTGCGTAGGTAAATACAGCCTGACCAACGCTTATCTGATAATCCGCTGTTACTGTACCGCCACCAGTAGCGCTTGATGAGGCAGGGGATGCTGCCGTTATCGTATAAGTATTAGCGTTGACGTAAGTGATCTGATACTCGGAGTTCAAGTCCAAGCCGCCAACCGTCGATGCCCCAGAGAACGTAACAAAGTCGCCGTTAGCCGCACCGTGGTCAACATCTGTAACAGTAACAGTCCGAAGACCGCTGACAGTAGTAAACGGATTAGTCAGAACTTCAGTAGTGCGTATGGGTGTTATGTCGTTATACTCACCGCCGCTCTCGATGTAATACTTCAGATTAGTGCCAACGCCCAGCAGGTTGTACCCGCGCAGAGTCACCCAGTTCCAGAGCGAACGCGCTACGCCTAGGTAAGAGTCGTTGGATATAGGTTGCCAGCCGCCGATCTTTTGCGGATAGCCAGAACGAAAGCGAACCTTGTCGCACTCAAACCAACCACCTTCGTTGGCGAGCGTTGTCGATTCTCTGTTCACACCCGGACGAAGTTGTAGTTTTTGTAACGGCACTTTTGTTCACCTATCTCAATTGCCCATAGCGGCCATTATCTTGTTATACAAGGCTTGACGAGCCTCAAGACCAATATAACCACCATTTATCTTTTTTGTCATCCCCTTGATATCGCCAGAATCTGCGAACGGAGATAGGTTGTTTGTCTTCCAGAACCAGCCAGCGGACCGGGCGGCGTACAGGGGTTCCAGCAGAAGATCAGGGTTAGCCACGAGGTCCACTCCCAGAGCGTCCCCGCATCGTTTGTAATTATCTTTGCCGGTGAGTTGTTTGGCGCCCCTGCCTCGGAATTTCCAACCCTCGCCCGACTGCGGCGGGCCGTTACCCATCCGTGAGCTATAGACCATGTTGGCTATCAGCTCTGGCTTTTTCTCAATTGATAATGCCACCTTGGTAGGTATCAGCGCGCCCTTGGCATCGCGCTTAGGCTTCT